CATCTTTGGGGTCTAAGCCTTCCATCTGGTAATACCACCAAGTGTCCATCGTCGGGGGGTTGGTGTCGCCCCACATCCCAAACCATGTCGGGCCACCGTCTTTGGCAGACGGGAATCGCCCGATACGCTTAGACATCGCGTCAACAATGTCGGGGTGGATGTCTCGGCACTCGTTGAACCATGCGAAGGTCAACTCCAACGAGTTCAAGTTGGCAACGTCGTCGGCATCGTCCAGTGCTCGGAACATAATCTCGCACTCGATGTCGCCCACTTTGAAGAAGTATGTCTTGGTCGTGCGCATGTAGTCGCCGCACTGCCCCGGTGGAAACCAATCCAAGAAGGTCTTGATTGTTGTGTCCTGCAACTGGCGTGCAGTCTCACGCACAATCGCCGCCCGTGTTTTGCGTATGCCTTGCTGGTTGGGCGCTTGCATCGACGCCCGTCTCACAATCTCAAACGACGAGGTCACAGATTTACCCGAGCCGACAGGCCCGAGCAGGACGCGCATCTTGGCGTCCGACTCCATGAACCGCTTACCAGTAGGTGGCGGTGTATAGTTAATGTCAAGTGCCATAAGGTTCAACAATCATAACAAGATACTCCCGCTTCTTCTTCACCTTCACAATCTTGGTCTTGAACGACTTGTTCAGCCACTTGAGGTTGGTCTCCATGTTGTGCGCCTCGGATGCACTTTGGAATCTTGCTGCTCGTAATCCTTCGTAGGTTTCATCAAACCGACTCTCTATGTTCAATGGTAGCGACATCCGTGACCTCAACTGGTTCTGCTTCGATTACTTGGGCTTCGTGCTGCTGCCCACCTAGGTTGATGGTGATGCGTACTCCGCCCGCCCCGCCATCAGTTACTACGTCACCTTTCGGTTCGAGACCTGCCCACTTCACTGTGGACTTGATGAGGTCTGCCTTAACTGCGGGGGATGTCGATGGGTCGTGTATCAGCATCCAAGATGTTGTCAAGAGTTCTTCCGCTTGGGCGCGGGCCTTGAGTTTGAACGTCAAACCCTTCTCTTGTATTTCGCCACGATAGTGTTCCACCTTCTTCAAGAAGACGGGGTCAGAGTTGAAGGTCAGAATCTCGTTGCCCGATATTTTGTGTCGAGCCATTACTTCTTGCAAAGTCTCGCCACTGCCCTCCAACATGAGAGCCATATCAAACGCCAACCTATCTGACCACTTAACGTGGTGTAGTGGAAGTGTGTCCATGCTGAGAATATAAGTTGCGGGTTACGTGATTGTCAAGCGGTTTCACGTGAAACAGTGTAGCGCAAAATTTTTTAGCTAACTATACATCTTCCTTTTTTTGGGTCTTGCTATGAGAGGTTTACTACACTGGGGGGGGCTATGCGAAGCGTAGTCCATGTGCCCCCCCCTCGAACCAGCCAGCAAGCGAACCAGCACGCACGCCACGCGCCCGCGCAAAGCCCCATTTTCCCTTGTGTTTGACAATTTTGTATAGTTTGATAATCTGAAATTGTCGATGCGAAATCGCACCGATTCAGGTGAAAACCTGATGTTCTTTAACCTCGTTAGGAGAAAACCATGAGTGAGCGCACTCCGACCGCTAAGCGGTCAATCGCCCCCGTTACTGTGACGGTTGAAATCACAGCAACCCGTATCAACGAGAACGGCACGCTCTCGGGAATTACGGCAAAGGTGGTCAAGCAGTCTGTTAAGGGTAACACCTTCTCGACAGCAGTCCCACCAATGGCGGGCGGCGCAATCTACCTCAAGGCAAGCAGTCTGGAAGGTCTGCAAGTCTTGGCGGCAGATGCACCTAAGGCAACAGCGGTGAAAGCCAAGTTGTTCTAAGGTGATGTAGTGGAAGCAGGGAGAGAAATCTCCCTGCCTCTTTTTCCAATCGCACAATGAAGGAGAAAATCCATGAGTGCAAAAGCAAAAGGCGAGCGTAAAGTTCGCAGGCAAGAGCCAAACCAGTTCCAAGTTCGCTGGCAAGAGAACGATAGCATCTACTTTCGCTACTTCAAGCGTGATAGATACGCTGTACAGTTCATGAACGAGCTGATTTCGGACGGAATTGAGAAGGTTCTGATTAAAATGGTCGAAGTTAAGTAGGAAGGCAGGGCCGAAAGGCCCTGTCTCTACCAAGGAGATGAAAATGGATGACGATATGAAGGCTTTTGTAGGCGCAATCATAGCAGCACCGTTACTATACGCACTGTTATGGCTTGCAATGGCACTGTTCTAACCACTGACCCGCGAAAGCGGGTCTTTTTTTGCCCTAAAACTTTACATATACTATATATAACCATGCGCCGGGGGGTTGAGCCATGACATATCGTGCCATATCGCATATAATCTAAGGGCAATCTAGGGTTTTGTAATTGTATTTGTATAGTTTAGATTGCTATACAGCGTAACTTGACACCACTAAGTTGTTGATTTCATTGGAAACTATACCATAAGAGAGTATAAACAATCTAAATAATCTAAATAATCTATAAAATATATGTATACACCCTTTCCTGAGGGATGATTCCTGTAAATTTATAAAGTGCGGCTGTTGTTGTATAGTCCCAAATCGCAAGACTCATTAGATTATTTGTATCACTTAGATTATTCAGCCGTAAGTTGTTGATTCATAAGGGAATTCCTAACAATCTATTTTTTGTGTTTGACTTTGTATAGTTTATCTGTTATTCGCGGAGTAGATTGTTGCATGTCCTTGTATAATTACAAGACATGGCGACCCCTCCGAAGTTAGTGCTCGCTCACCCGCAAAGCCACGCCCAGCCTGTGTTTGCGTTTTTTCGTGGGTGTGGCAATCTGAACCTGTCCCCTGCATCAAGCAGTAAGGATATGTATGTAATGTAAATCAATCAACTTTAGGAGTTAGCTATGCAAGCAACAGTGAAGAAGTCTATCAAGCCTGTAACATTCACCATTACTGTGGTGGCAAAGAAGGTTAACGAGAATGGTACATTCTCTAGCCTTGAGATACAGGGCGTTAAGGGTAGTGTGAAGAACAGTACCTTCCGTGTAGTAGCACCACCACAAGCAGGAGGTGCTATGTACATCAAGTGTGACTCACTTGACGGATTGGAACTTGTGGCAGAAGGTGCAGTAGCAACTGCAACCAAGTCCAAGTTGTTCTAAACCCTACGGCAGAGGTAACCCCTCTGCCTATTCCCTTTTCTATCAACATGTTCATAGGAGATTATTATGAAATGGACTATTCGTAAAACAGCAGATGGTTATGTTGTCAAGTTCCGTGATGATGACGATAAGCTAGTGTTCCCCACTAGGGCATTGGCTTTGGTTTACATCAACAACAGAGTCTTATCTTCGTTGGGGTTATAACATGATTGTCAAAGTAGACTCATGGCTATACCGCCTTATCTTCAACCTGCCAGTATTCCTGCCGTACTCAGTCGAGTATTGCAGGGTGGGTGATGACTACCTCAGTTATCGCCGTATCAACTGGTGTAAACCTAGGAGACTATGATGGAAGACTACCACTTACCCATCTGTACCAACTGCTATGCCGTGAGGGTTGAACCTCAACGGCGATACATGACAAGACCTACCTGCTTACGATGTGGTGAGGAGGTAGCCAAGCAACGCAAGTTTACAGTTGCCTGCAACAACAAGCAGGGCTATGAGTTAATCACTGACCCTGCTCATCTCAAACAACTTAACCCTAAGAGGACTATATGAAACGATACATATTGTGGATGGTTTACTGCGCCATTGCTTCTGCATTGGTGGCTTGGTGGTTGTCATGAAACGCATACTGACCAAGATAGCAGAGGTACTCATCATGCTTCTGTTTGCCCTATTCATCGCAGTCCTGTTTACCGAATGGTTGGCAGGGTGTGGCGAATCGTACATTGATGCTAAAGGTGTGAGGCATCAATACGAATGTGTCTTTTTCACCCACAACTTTACCCTTAAGGAGTATTTCAAATGAAGCGTCTATTCGCCCTTCGAGATAGCCGTGGACAACTTGTCCGCAATGAAGATAAACAACCGATGTACTTCAGCGACAAGCAGACTGCACGGATGTACCGCAGTAAGTTGACACAGGAACACAATGTGTACTTCGTAACCTACGGCGTTGACCATAAACTTTACAAAGGAGTTCAACAATGAGAGCCACTCTACTGAAGGACACAATCAAGTCCCTGTTTCCCATTCAGCGTACCATCTGTATCGAGGGTAGCCCCGGTGGTGGTAAGACAACCATCGTGCATCAAGTTGCACAGGAGTTAGACATTCCCTGCATCGAACGCCATATGCCAACGATGCTTGTCGAGGACTTCGGTATCCTGTTCCCTGAGGGTGACGATGGATTGAAGTACAAGTTGCCTGACTGGTTTCCTGTCAAGGGTAAAGCCCCTGAGCGTGGCATCTTGTTGTTCGATGACCGCAACCAAGCCAACGCTGACTTGCAAAAAGTCCTAGCCAACATCTGCCAAGCCCGTACCCTGCATGGCACACCAATGCCTGATGGGTGGATGGTCATATCGACAGGTAACCGACAAGCAGACAGGGCAGGTGCTAACCGAGTGCTTGGTCATCTGCGCAATCGTGAGACAGTCTACGAACTAGACACACACCTTGATGACTGGACACAATGGGCATTGGACAATGGTGTAAAGCCTGAGGTTATCTCGTTCATTCGCTTTCGCCCTGCCCTGCTACATGACTATGACCCACAGCGTGACCAAAACGCTACGCCTCGTTCATGGGTTGAGGGTGTTAGCGATGTGCTTGGTACTGTCCCTGCTGATGCAGAGTTCGAGTCGTTCAAGGGTGCAGTAGGTGAGGGTAGTGCGGCAGAGTTCGTAGGTTTCCTGCGTATCTTCCGTAAGTTGCCTAACCCTGATGCAGTACTGATGAACCCGACTACTGCTGATGTACCTACTGACCCTGCTACCTTGTATGCCTTGAGTGGTGCTATCGCAGAGCGTGCTACCGAGGGTAACTTTGAGCGTGTCTGTACCTATGCAGAGCGTATGCCTGCTGACTTCTCTGTCCTGACTGTCTCATACGCTAGTCGTAAGAAGCCTGAGTTGTCCAACACTCAAGCGTTTACGAACTGGGTAATGAAACACCAAGATGTATTGTTTTAACTAACCAAGAGGGGCAGTTGCCCCTCACTTTTAGAAGGAGTATTTACGATGAATCTATCTGACCGAGCACTACTGGTGCAGTTATCCATTAGCCAATGGACTGCCCGCAAGTACGATAAGAAGGTGACACAAGATGTTGCCAGTTCGCATGGTGTGACTACTGCCGCAGGGCGGTACAACAAAGTGCTATTGCCAATGAATGACCTGCTTGACCGAGTGCATAAGAAGTCAACGCTCATTCGTACAAAGTTCTATGAGAATACTTTACCTTGGGGTATAGAGGGTACGATGATGCTACCCTCTGCCAACTACCTTAACTTCGTGACTGAGTTCCGTAAGGAGAAGGGTGAGTGGCAGTACCTTGTCAATGACTTCATCTCTCACTATGCACAGTTGAAGATGGATGCACAACGCTTGCTCAACGGCATGTATAACGATGCAGACTATCCGTCTGAAGATGAGATTGCCAACAAGTTCAAGATGGACATGGCGATATTCCCTGTACCTGCAACAGACTTCCGTGTGTCCATAGCTTCAGAGGAATTGACTCGCATCCAACAAGATGTTGAGGCAAGGGTGAAGGATGCACAACAGCAAGCTATGAAGGAGGTATGGACTAGACTATACGACAGAGTAAAGAACATGGCTGAGAAGTTGGCTGACCCTAAGGCTATCTTCCGTGATACCTTGGTGGACAATCTGCGTGAGCAATGCGACATGCTTACCCGCCTTAACTTTACCGATGACCCTAACCTTGAAGCCTTACGCTCTGAGGTTGAGGCTAACCTACTGAAGCACCCCGATGCTTTACGCAATGACCCTGACCTACGCCGTGACAAAGCGGCTGAGGCTAAGGCAATCATGGACAAGATGTCCTCATTCATGAACCCCTAAGGAGATACCTATGACAAGCGTTATGCCCGTAATGGAAGTACCTACCCTAGACCCTGCTGACGAGAAGCGCATTGACCGCTTGTTGGCAAAGGCTAGGACTGCACTGGTGCTAGAGCATCCCTTCATCGGCAATGTTGCATTGAACATGCCGTTCGTTAAAGACTATACATGCCGTACTGCATGGACTGATAGCAAGCGCATCGGCTACAACCCTCACTTCATTGATAGCCTTAACGATGAGGAACGCAAGTTCGTTGTGGCTCATGAGTGCTTACACCCTATGCTTGAACACACCTTCCGCCGTGGTGGTAGACATGCCAAGAAGTGGAATCAAGCAGGTGACTATGTCATCAACAAGTTGTTGAAAGATGAAGGCATCGGCAAACTTGTTAAGGGTTGCTTGGACAATGACCAACTGCATCAAGCAGGTGGCGGTACAACTGACGGCATCTACAACCTACTGCCTGAGCCTGATGAGGATGGTGACAACGGACATGGTGAGCCATTGGATGACTGCCGTGACGCCAATGGTAGCCCTGCGGAACAGGCACAAGCAGAGGCAGAGTGGAAGGTGCGAGTAGCACAAGCGGCACAAGCCGCAAAGATGATGGGCAAGTTGAGTGCAGGTATGCAACGCCTTGTCGATGATGTGCTTCAGCCTAAGGTTGACTGGCGAGAAGTGTTGCGTAAGTTTGTAGAGAAATGCAAGTCTGACCAACGCTCATGGGCTAGACCTAACCGCCGTTTCCTGTCACAAGGACTGTACCTACCAAGCGTAAGTGGTGAGTCACTCGGTGAGATTGCCATTGCAGTTGACTGCTCAGGGTCTATTGACCAAGAGACTATCAGTCAGTTTGCCGCAGAGATACGCACCATCAAGGAAGATGGTAACCCTACCAAGATTCATGTGGTGTACTTCGATAGCGAGGTGAGCCACTACGAATCGTATGGCAGAGATGATGACCTTGACATCAAGCCACACGGCGGTGGTGGTACAGCGTTTAGCCCTGTGTTCGAGTACTTCATCGAGCATGACATTGACCCAGTAGCCTGCATCTTCCTGACCGACCTGTGTTGTGATGACTTCGGTGACCAACCTCAGTACCCTGTACTGTGGGTATCAACACACGAGGGTACTGCACCCTTCGGTGAAGTGGTGCTGATGTGATAGCGTTACCCGATGGTTACTCGTTGGGTACATCTAACCGCCAGTCTGTCACTAACGCTAGGCATATGCTTGGTGATGACTGGCAGGTGACTGTGTACCACAAGGGTAAACCTGCCTTCGACATAGCAAAGCAACTACGCATTGACCAGTACGCACCTCAGTATGCAGGGCGATTACATGGTGGTGCGTGGCAACAATACACAAACATTCATGAACTTGTGCGTGTGATGTGTAGCAAACACAGAATAGGAGTACGACATGATTAGTTACGCAGAGCTTATGGCGTTAGTTGTGTTCGTTGGTATGGGGTTATACATCTCATATCTTCGACACGAACTGAAGAAATCTATACGAGCGGGTGCAATGTTGACAATGATATTGCACGATGTTGCTACTGGTGAAGTTGAAATTGAAAGGACTGAGCATGGAATCCGTATCCGTCAAGACAATGGAGAAGTATCGGTACATCAATGTAGAACACCATGATTGGTGGGATACCACTTGCGAGTTGTTCAAAGAGGACATGAAAGAGCAAGGTGTTTATGTAAGCAATACATACTTTAGTGGGTTCTGCTCACAGGGAGATGGTGCTTGCTTTGAAGGACACCTTGATGATGTGCCATTGTTCCTTGAGAAGAACTACAAACCCGAGGACTATCCAATGATACGCAAGTTGTTGGATAGTGGTGGCTCAGTTAAGTTTAGCGTGACTCATAGTGGGCATTACTACCATGAGAACTGCACTCGGTTTTACATTGAGGCAGACAGGCTAGAACATGTTGTCGATATACCGACAGACTTCCATCAACAGATAGTAGAGCAATGGGAAAGTATCTTGGATAAAGAGATTGTAGATTTTGAGAAGCAGAGCATAGAGATTTTTAAGAACTATATGCGCAAGTTGTACTGCCAACTGAACGATGAGTACGACCACTTAACAAGTGACGAGGCAGTTAAAGAAACCATTGAGGCTAATGATTTAGAGGAGGTAGATGATGATAGTGAGTCCGTTTTATAGTCAACTTAAGAAGGAGATTCGTATGAGAGTAGCAGACCAAGCGATACAGACAATCAACAACTTGTCGTATCTTGTTAAAGAGTTGTACCCCGATGACCCGCAGACCATAGAGATGCTGAACATTGACGAGGTATTAGAGCAAGCACAGATAACAATACATAACCTAACCAAAGAAGGAGAGTGACATGGCGACAGTAAGATTCTCAAAAGAGTTAAAGGATGCAATCCTTAAGAACGCAGGACATATGTTTGACAAGCAGATGGATGCCGCAAAGGGCAACATCAATGCAACATGGGGTGACCGCATTTACCAAATCATCCATGACAAATACATCCCTGCTATGAACGCACTACCTATGTGCTTCTTCAACACCACAACAGAGATGAAGGTAGCACGAATCAACGGCAAAGATGTTGGTGGATTGGTGTGCAAGATGACCACCGAGCGACCTGTACCCAATAGCCTACCCAAGGATGTACCTGCCAAGGGTAAAGACTACTATGGCTACGAGTTGACAGGGCATCAATGGGAACAGATAGAGCAAGAGATTGCAGATTACAGAGCAAGCATTGCCGCAGTAGCAGACAAGAAGAAAGCCTTTATTGACTCGGTAACACAGGTGATTGAAGCCCATGCAACCTTAGCCCCTGCCCTCAAGATGTGGCAACCGCTATGGGACTTGATACCTGATGAGTATAAGGACAGACACCGCCAAGTAGTAGAGCGTGAGAAGAAAGAAGTCAAGGTGGATGTAGACCTGACTGCCCTCACCGCACAAGTTGCTTTCCACAAAATGACACGCTAAGGAATTGACATGAGAACAGATAAACTTTCGTACAACGATGTTGCTGAATGGTTTACCCGATGCCGTAACCCTGAGAAGGGTAGACCTGTTATGTCATGGGCAAGGATGTTTAAGGTAGGTGAGAACTATGAACTACGATTCGGTAAGGATGTAGTTGGTATCTTCACACCTGACAACAAGTTTACATTCAAATTGTCTGCACAACAGGCAAGAAATTGTAGTATCACTCTGAGCCAAGCATTGCAACGAGCCATTCCGTTCTTGTGGTATCGCAAGTCTACTGGTAGGTATGTAGTAAAACCTACGCCACAGTATGAGGAATACAAAAAGCAACACGATAATGCCTACGCATGGGATTACTTTGGTAAGCAGGAAGGCTATGAAGTATTTGATGGTTTGCAGTTTGACCTCAATACTTATATGCCCATCAATGCCAAGCCACCGATTGGTGATACCATCAATCCTGAGAAACGCAAAGAGTGGTTACGAGCATTGAAGAAGTTTAAGCGTAGTGTCCATGTACGAGCGAAGTTAGGTGTCGTTGATACTCTTATCAAGGAAGTCTATGCCGAGCGACAGGGTGCTAAGAGTAGACATGACTGGGAGATGCCTGACTGGAACACACCTACATGGCAAGATGTTTTGTATCAAGCACTTAGTAGCGGAGAACTCACCACAGATTTACTGAAAGGTATTGTTAAGTCTGTTAGTACAGGCTATTATCAGACGACAATCACAGTACCTGATGTATTAAAACAATGCGACCAAATATGCACGACATATAGCGTAGACATGCGCCGTAGGTTTGGTGTGTTTGAGGAAGGAGATTCAGATGAAGTGTCCGAAGTGCAACACTCGGATGATGTGCTTAGACACACGATGGAACATAGACCTAGTGCAAACACGCAGGCGATGGTCATGTAAATGCGGAGTGAAGGGTACTACTCTTGAGAGGTGGGAGAGTATCCCTTCAATCCCTAAGCCAGTACCTAAGAAGGTCAAGCAGATAGATGTTGAGGTAGCAACCGACAATCTTATGTCAGCCTTCTATGGTACTTTGAAAAAGCCCAAGCCAAAGAAAGAGAAACAAGTTGTAGTAAAGCACACCCCTACTAAGTCAGCGTTTGAAGATTCAGATGAAGGTAAATACTACGATGACTTATCCGACCTTGGTTTGGATATACCTAAAGGAGATGAGTGGTGATTATTGACCAAGGGAAACTAGCCAATGGTTTAGTCGAGGAGTTACTTGAGGTAGTACACAAGTACGATGAGACTATGTACATGGCAACAGTCATTGGTTGCTTAGAACTTGTTAAGCAACAACTTATTACTGACGCAGTAGAAAGGGAAGATGATGACGACTGATACTCAAAAGCGTGATGGTTCTTACTCTGTATTCATCGGGAGCGTAGCCTACGAAGATGATGGTGGTTGGAGTAAGGAAGTATGGGATGCCGCATGGCATGAACAACAGAAGGAGATTGACCTTTTACATGCACGGGTCAAGTTGTTGGAAGAAGAATGTGCATGGCTTAACTCAGTAGGAAAAGACAAATGAAAAAATCTAAATCATTGAAGGTGACAGAGTACTTCTTGGCAAACCCAAATGCAGTACCCAAAGTTGTTGGTGCAAAGTTTAAGATGGCTATGCCACAGGTGTATGGCATACGCAAGCGTGTGCTTAGTGGTTCTATGTTGGGTCGTATCAATGACCAAATCACAGACTCAGTAACACAGAGCAAACCATTCGTGCCTAGCGATAGAGCAGATGACTTGCAGATTGGTGGTGACCACTACAAGAACATGGGTGTACAACCTTGGAAGGCTATGGAATCATGGCTTACACCTGAGCAGTTCGCAGGGTTCTTGCGTGGTAACGCAATCAAATATCTTGCACGATGTGATGTGAAGGGTGGACTTGATGACATCAAGAAAGCAAGACACTACATCGACAAGTTGGTAGAAGTGTCAGATGATTGACCTCATCCTACTATTCCTATTGGTGATAGCCGATGCGTTATGGTTTGGGATTAAGTTCGCAGTCATAACCATTGGCTCTATCGTTGTACTGTTCGCCATGTTCGTATCAATACTGATATGGCTAGATAAAAGGAAATGACTATGGACATCGTGACCATAGACTTTGAAACTTTCTACGACAAGGAATACTCTTTGTCCAAGATGACCACCGAAGCGTATATCCGTAGCCCTCACTTTGAAGTCATAGGAGTGGGGGTTAAGGTCAACGACTACCCGACTGATTGGTATAGCGGTAATGATGTGGGCAAGTTTCTCAAGTCTTTGAACTACACCGACAAGGCAATCCTTTGTCACAACACCGCCTTTGATGGGGCGATACT